AAACTGCAAGACGTTCTTTAAATCTTTTATTAGCTGAGTGGGCTAATAGAGGATTAAATCTTTGGACAATACAATTACAAGAAAAAACTATAGCCGCTAATACAACTAGTCTTACTGGAACAAGTTTGTTTGGGTCAAACGCAGATGATAGTCAACAAATTGTAGATATTACTGATGTAGCAATTAGAGACTCAAGTAATAATGATTTTTCTGCAACATCAATTAGCAGGTCTACATATTTAAATATTGCTGTCAAAACAACCAGCGGAAGACCAACTCAATACTATTTTGAACGTACGATAAACCCAACACTATTTCTATATCCTGCAGCTGATACAACTTACACTCTACGGTATTATGCTCTTGTTCGTATGTTTGATGCGGGCGATTACACCAATAATGCTCAGATTCCTTTTCGATTTCTTCCATGTATGACTGCTGGATTAGCTTATTACATAGCTATGAAAAAATCGCCAGATAGAATTACTTTATTAAAACAAATTTATGAAGATGAGTTTCAAAGAGCAGCGGATCAAGATGGTGAAAGAACAAGTTTATTTTTAACACCTAAAACTTATTTACCAGGAGTTTAAATGGGCAAGTATGCGTCAGGTAAGTTTGCAAAAAGAATATCAGATAGATCTGGTATGGCTTTTCCTTACAATGAAATGGTTAAGGAATGGAATGGATCTACTGTTCATATTTCAGAATTCGAAGCTAAACATCCACAGTTAGAACCGTTACCAATAGTAACTGATCCTCAATCATTAAAAAATTCTAGAGGTCAAGTTGCAGTATCAAGAGTTTTTGTTGGTGGAGCTACTGGTCCTATAGATGCAGGAAATACGGTTGTAAAACCAGACGGATCAGATGCAGCTTATGCTGGAGCAGGGTTTGGTTTAAATGTAAACTCATTTGAAACTGCGGATCAAGTTGTAACTCATACCAAAGCAGATGGATCTACTTTTACGATAACTACAAAAAGCATGATGCCTTTAGAGCTACAAGAACCAAATAAACCTACAAGGTTGCTATCAGCTGTAGGTAATGTTACAGTGAGCACATCATGACCGATTATTCTGATTTACTAGATAACGTAAGAAATTATACTGAGACAACATCAGATGTATTGACAGATGCAATTATTAATCAATTTATAATTTCTACAGAAGATAAGATTAGAAGAACAGTAGATCTTAATTACTATCGCAGATATGATACCGCAACTTTAACAATTAATAATCCATTTTTACCGCTTCCTGCCGATTGGGAGGCAACAAGATACATACAATTGATTGACGGTTCTGATAATAGAACCTTCTTGATACAAAAAGATATTTCGTTTATCAACGAATTTGCGCCAAATAGGACATCAACAGGAGCAGGTACTCCTAAGTATTATGCTGTTTATGATGATGATACCCACATGTTGGCACCAACCCCGAACGCTGCATTGACTGTAGAGCTCGCATACACGTACAAGCCACCTGTTTTGTCCAGTACGACTACATCGAATTGGTTAAGTCAGAATGCTCCAAACGTGCTGTTGTATGGTTGTATTTTAGAAGCACTTGGATACTTGAAAGGTCCCGCTGATATGATACAATACTACGATAATATGTATAACAAGTCTGTATCGGATCTAGCCACATATGAGATGGGGCGTGACCGTAGAGACGAATATCGAGATGGCGTTATTCGTATCCCTCTCGAGTCTAGGAACCCATAGGAGATTATTATGGCAATTACACAAGCTGTAGCAAATAGTTTTAAAGTGGAGATCCTGAAAGGCCTACACAATTTTACGGCTACGACGGGGAATGCTTTTAAACTAGCGCTATATGACAACGAAGCAACATTAAGCAAATCAACAACTGCTTTTCAACAAACTGATGAGGTAGCAAACTCAGGTACTTATTCTGAGGGCGGAGGGGCATTAACTTCTGTTACTCCAACTTTATCTGGTGATGCAGCTGTATGCGATTTTAGTGATATATCATTTACAAGTGCAACTATTTCTGCACAAGCCGCTGTTATTTATAACAGCTCTACTGTATCTGGTTTAACAACTAACGCAGCTGTTTGTGTTCTTGATTTTGGTGCTGTAAAAACTTCAACTGCTGGTACGTTCACAATCACGTTTCCTGCTGCTGAAGCAACTGCTGCAATTTTAAGAATAGCATAGGAGATAAAATATGGCCTCTCTACAAGGATGGGGCCGACAAACCTGGAATTCGGGTGCTTGGGATACCTTTGCACCCGTAGACGCTACAGGTAATGGCCTAACATCTTCATTTGGATCGCTTACACTTACAGGTGATTGTAATATTACCCTAACGGGGATAGGCACAACTTCATCTACAGGAACAGCGGTTGGAACAGGTGTTGCAGAGGTCAGTGCATCAGGAAACGCATTAACTTCATCTTTTGGATCTTTAACTGTTACAGGAACCTCTGCTGTTACAGCAACAGGTAATTCTTTAACATCCTCTATAGGCGACGAGTCTGTTGAGACTTTAGCACAATCAGGATGGAACAGAGGTGTTGCTGGAGACAGTGGTGTATCTCTTGGTTGGTCAGATAATTTATGGGGCACAACTCAATCATCATACGCATTATCAGGTAATCAATTATCCATTAGTGCAGGTGATCCTACCGTTAATATTGATGTTAATATAGTTCCTTCTGGTAATGCTTTATCTGCATCTACAACAACTCCAGGCACATCTATTTTTGTTTCTGGCGTATCTTCAACTTCTTCAATAGGAACATTTTCTATATCTGGAGATTCACAATTAACGATTGTAGCAGCTTCAGAACCAGAATTAGATATTGGTATAGGCACAGTATCTATTGCAATAGGCAAAACGGCTTTTCCTACAGGAAACGTAATTACACCTGGTTTAGGATCTTTTACAATTACTGGTGATGCAAATGTAACACTTACTGGAAATTCTGTAACCTCTGCGCTTGGAGATGGTAGTATTTCAGGCACCTCTTCTGTAACTGCAACAGGTAATGAATTAAGTATTTCTACTAATGACGTAACGGTTGCTGCAAATGCCGATGTAACACCATCAGGTAATGCTTTAACATCATCTTTAGGTGACGCTGAACAAGCATCAATTTATGCATTTACAGGCAATAATGTTCAATCTAGCACTGGAGTGCCTAATATTAGAACAGATGTAAGCTTTACAATAACAGGAGTTTCTGTTACAAGTGCAACTGGTACTTTACAAGGGACCTTCTGGTCACAAGTAGATGACTCAAACAGCGATATAAGTTGGACAGAAGTTCATAAAGCTGCATAAAAGTTTTGACAAACTTTAAATTAATCATTAAATTTTAAATTAGGAGATTAAATGGCATCAACTTATTCGACAGGTTTAAGAATAGAGCTACAAACTACTGGAGAAAATTCAGGAACTTGGGGCACTATTACTAATAACAATTTTTCTCAAGTATTTGAATTTGCTATTGCTGGCGTATATGCTAAAACTCTTTCTGGCACTGGACCAACTACTTTAACAAACAACGATGGCCCACAAACTCAGTCAAACAATGAGGCTAGACAAAACCAAATAATTTTTTCTGGAACTATTTCAACTACTCACATAGTACAGTTTCCAGCTACACAAAAAACTTACGGACTTTATAATAACATTTCAGGAGGCGCTGATGTTACTGCAAGATTAGGCGCTACTGGAAACACAGTTACAATAACAAATGGAAAATACAGATTAGTTTCTACTGACGGAACTAATTGGTATGATATTTTTACACTCGCAGGTTTAGGTGAATCTTGGATTGAAAAAAGTGGTAACTACACAGCTTCAGATGGGGACAACATATTTGTTGATACGTCTGGCACTGCTGTAACTATTACTTTACCTGCTTCTCCTTCAATAGGAAACCAAGTTAAAATAATTGATTCACACGGTACATCAGGAACCAACAATATTACTGTTGCAAGAAATGGTTCTAAAATACAAGGTGCAACATCAGATTTAACAATTTCAACTAATCGTGCTGGTATAGCGTTGGTGTTTTATGACAGTGACAACGGTTGGTTATTAAAGTATAACGATTAATTATGGCTAACTTACAAGATATAGTAAACAGAAGTGAAGTAGGGGCTATTAAGCCTTGGACAAAAGAACAGCTCCAGATGGATATTTA